TGAGCTTGTTTCCTTTAATAAATCTAGTTTAGTATTATCTTTTGTACTGTGAATCCCACCTATGGTGTCTGTCCAAGTACCACCGCCCTTTATTACTTTACCATCTTTAGTAACCTCTTTACCTGAACCACCATCATAATATTTACCAGTATTCTCATCTTGCCAAGGAAATTCTATTGGAATAGATAATGGTTCGATAAAATCTTCTTCATCTAACTCAGCACCCATCTCCATGACCTCTCTATCAGTCTCGGCATTTTCTAGCTGTGTATCTAATTCAGAACCTTCTGTTTGTTTTTTTACAAAGTCTTTAGTTGATTGACCTTTTTTAAGACCTGTCTGTTTAGTGAACTCCTTAGCTTGAGCAGCATTAAGCTTATCTAAGAATGTTTTCCATCTATCAGTAGCAAAAGAAGTTCCTCCACCTGAAGATATAGGACCTTTGTTTCCTAAAGTACCATCAGTCTTATATTCATTAAATCTTCTAATGTTTTCTTGAAGATTAGGGTCTTTAGCTGTACCATAATATCTTCCTGTGCCTTCACTATTTCTATCCTTTGCCATTATTTTTACCTTCTGTATTATTGTCCTTGTATAGCACCTGTAGTAACACCTGTTGCCTGTGGAACGCCAGGTATCATCTGAGGAGCAGGTGTTTTAATTCCACCCATATTCTTAATCAGGTTTTCTGCTTTAGTTCTTATGGTCTTATCTCCTATTCTCTTAGCTGCCATAGATAAGCTAAGAGGTACTAGAATTAAAGGGCTTAGAGTAAAGCCATACATAGCTATTGCAGCTACTAATCTATTACCTGTTGGTGCTAATCCACCTACTCTAGCAATGGCATTAGAAGTTCTCTTACCCTTTACGAATTGTTCTAATATAACCCTCTCTTCGTTAGAGAACCATCGCATATCTTTTTTATTCTTAAGTAAGCTGGCTATCGCTGTCTTATATATTAGAGGAGCGCCAGCACCTTTTAAGTCTGTAGAAGTAGAAGCTGTGTGAAATGCTTGTTCAATCTTCTCAGCTTTCTTAAACTTAGTATTAGCAATTCTAGCAGCATCCATAATTGGATATTGACCCGCTTTTCTCTGGATAACTGTATCAATTAAATCCATCATATCACCCAAGGCAGGTTGGTCTGGATTGCTTTTATAATACTTAGATAGCTTCTGTCGAATCTTATCTAATTGTGTTAATGATTGTGGTTTTCCACTCGTCTTAAGCATCCTAAAGATATTCAATGCAGCTTTGACCTGTGGTTCTGCGTGTGGTTGGTGATGTGTATTAACAGCAATCTTTCTAGCTTCAGACAACATAAAACTTAAATCATTACCAAAAAACCTAATATCTGAATTAGTAACTAGTTTATAGGCTTTATCTTTAGCTATTTTTAGAGTTTCTATAGTAGGATTATCCTGTGCTTTCTTCATCCATTTAGCAACATCTTGTGCTTTAGCACCAATAAAAGGAATAGCCTTCTGAAGACCCAAACCAAATAATGAAGATGATAAGCCAGTAAATGCAGCATCACCTGCTACACCTTTAGCCGTATCCTTATCAGAAGAACCAGCACCATAAGCAGTGCCATAAGTACCTGATATAGCCATAGCTTTCTTACCTGAACTTAGAGTGTTTATAGCTTTAGGGGCTGTTAGAGCCATAGCAGGGCTAAGAAAAGCACCGCCTATTTCATAAGATAGAGCTTCCTTAGGTGCATTCTGTCTATACTCTTCCATCATCTGACGCTCCTTATCTCTATACTGAACATATAATTCACTTAATGGCTTTTTATTGCCCGTAACCTTATCTATACCAGCTGCCATACCACCTACGATTTCATCACCAAAGCCAAAGGTTTGCCCTTGAAATATAGCTCGTCCTCTAGAATTTTCTGGAATATACTCACTATTGATACTTCTATTTGTAGGGTCGTAACCAGCAGTCTTGCTGAATGCTATCATAGAATTAAAGTCTTCATTATTTAAGCCATACTCATCTGCCCAAATACCCATAGGGGTAATATCCTTTAGTCCATTAGCTCTCTTTTTCTGCGACTCCCATACTCGATAAGCAAATTCACCATTAGGAATATCTTTATAAGCTACACCTTTAGAGTCTTTAGCCCCTGTTTCATTCTTTATATCGTAAAATAGGCTCATAAGTTAGATTCCTTGTGTATTAGTTGGTGAAGGAGTATAAGTACCATCACCAGTAAGTATAATCTTATCCATGATATATTGATACTCTGCTTGTATTTGCTGTAGTGTAGCTAAGAATTGTTCCTCATCCTGCATAAACTCTAGCGAACCTAGAGTCGCATTTAATTGTTTTAATTCCATCTCAGATACCTGACCTAAAGCACCACCAGTAGGTGATTCCTTACGCATTCTATCTAGTCTATCAAAACCAATATGAGACTTAATGGTAGATACTAGCATCTTAGCATTATTTCTAGCCGAATTAGGAATAAGCTCACCACCCATACCTGTAATACCAAATACATTGTCTACTGTATTATCACTAGCGCCAGATATTACAGTTCTAAGTCTGCCTATAGTTTTTAATACTAGTTTAGAAGACCTAACAGCACCTTCATTCTTAAGTAGGTTAGCCTTATGTAGGGCATCTTTATCTGTAGAAGCAGGAGAACCAGGGACAATCTCCATACTACCATCAGGTTTCATACGATAACCTTGAGGTAGAGTGCCTTGCATAGACTGAACTTGATACTTATTCTCAATATAAGGCTTACCGTCTGGTCCTAACACTGGCATCATCTTTCCACTAGCATCAGACATAAGCATAACTTTGGTCGGGTCTCCTGGTACACCTACTTTTTTATATGTAGGCTTAGTAACAGTATTAGACTTAGACTCAATATATGGTTGACCTTCTGAATTAAGAACAGGTTGCATAGTGCCACTTCTATTACTCAATAGAATAGTTTTAGTAGGGTCTCCTGGTACACCAGCCTTTTGAAATTGTATTTTAGCAGTGCCTTTAGCTGAAGTGGCTTTACGCTGAGTATCTGCATTAAACGATGTCATTACATCTTTCAACCAAGCAGAAGCAGCAGCTGGATTAATTTGCTGTATCTTTTTATAAGCAGTTTGTATAGATTGCATAGAACTTAAGTCTGCACTATTGGCTATAGACATAGCCTGTCTCTTAGGTGACTCATAACCAGTCATCCTTTTAATACCAGGGGATAACTGATTAGATAATAAATCAGCTCCTGCTCCTGCCATCTCATCGGCAGTCATTAATCTTTTACTTTCTGCGTCAAACATTCCCATAATAATCTCCTATTAACCGAAGAACACAGACTGACCTAACATCTGTAAGTAAGGGTTCTCTTGTCTTCCTAAATAACCTGGTGATTGAACCGCAGGATTCAAGCCACTCAATTGACCACCTAACATACCTGTGCGCTGGTCATAAGCATTAGCGAGTTGCTGTTGTTGATAACCCTTAGTTAAGTCTCGTCTCTGTTCACTAGCTGCCTTATCCCAAGCATTAGATGAACTCTGAGTCATACCTTGAGATTGAGCTAAGTTAGCTGCTCTCTGGTCTCTCCTATCCCAACCAGGTTGCATCATACCTGCCCAAGTGTTATATTCAGAAGCCAAATTAGAATCTCTATTATCCCGTCTACTCTGTACATCAGCAGCCTGTGCCTTGTAGAGGTCAGTCATAGGTTGCATCATTTCATTGTAACGGTCATTATCACGGTCCTTCATATAAGCACCATAACCACTACCTAGGAGACTCATAATGTCTTTACCACCGAAGACACCATCTTTACCACCTAATAAACCACCTAGCATTGAACCTTTCTTAGTGTAAGAACCTGCACCACTCTTAAGATTACCCAATAGAGTGCCAACACCTGTCCAATTATTAGCTTGACCGCCAAAAGATGTATCCCATCGGTCTTCAACACCACCACTATAAGTGTCGCCTAAGTTATCATACCAAGAATCAGTAGCTTCGTAAGGGTCATAGGTACTAGCCCAATCATTATCATATTCATAGAAAGAACCTAAGCTAGTAGGAGCAGACCAGTCATCACTAGCTAAGAACTCAGCACTCCAATCTTCATCAGGAGAGTCAAAACTCCATCCATCATCATCCCCACCATACCAATTATCTGAGCTTTCATCAAATACATCATACCAAGCCATTATGCTTTCTCCTTTAAAAACTTATTTTGTAATTCTTTTACCATTATCTTATAATCATTAAGAGCTTTACCACTATCTTTATCTTCTCGAATCAAATCGAAGATAGGTTTTAAGTGAATATCCCATATATAATTATAAATGTCTGTAGAGTTCTTCTTATTATCAATAGCCTTAACAATCTTAGGTGCTGTCACTCTATAACGACCATAAGATGTTTTAAATGTAGGATGCCAAGAAGACATATAATCTCTCCATTCTTCAAATATAGTTAGACCTTCTTCACCTAATGCTTGTGTTGCAGCTGTGGCAATATAAGAGCCACCACCGCCACCAGAATCACCACCAGAGTCTGAGGCGCTATCATCAAAAGACCAACCTCCAGCATCAGCATCATCTTCATCAAAGTCCGAAGTTCCTGATAATCCATCGTCATCATCCCCACCCCAACTAAAGTCTTCAGAAGTAGAATCCCATTCAGTAGTTCCTACACCTGTCTCCTCTTGCATTTCAGCTGCACTACCTAAATCTGCATCCCAAGTATATCCTCCTGCTGACGCATTCATCTCCCCAGTGTCTGTGTCAAATGAATAATTAGTTGCTGCGTTATTAGACTCTGCTACTGCCTCATCTTGAGAGTTGTTCCAATTATAACCACCACCGTGCATTATACTTCCACCACCAGGCGACCAAGTATCATCACCCTCTTCGCCAAACGGAGCATTATTTTTCTCATATTCAGTCATAGAAGCGGCTTTCTCTTGCATATACTTGTTATAACCTTCAGTATCAGTAAATTGCAACTCGTCTTCCCAAGAGTCGAACAAATCACGATTCTGATTCGTAATAATATCGTATTGTTCTCCTGGTTTCATTCCGTACTTCATTGCTAAAGCTGAACCCTCTTTACCATCGTAGAAGCTGTTGTAAATAGAATTATAAGAGCCGTCTTTGTTATAAGTTCCAGGAGAAGGTGAGAACATATTAAACATTGCACCAGCAAGAGGATGAATAGCACTAATACCCATACCTAGTAAACCACCTTTAGTGTTATATCCTTGCAAGTAGTCTAATGCTGGCATAAAGTTTCCTAATCCAGCTCTATTCATTACGCCTCCAGTTATGCTTCTAGCTGATAATGGGTCATTAAGATATTGTAGTGCAGTACCTTTAGTAGCCATATCCCAAGCCCTATTACCAGTTAAACTAGCAAGACCAAGACCTTTGTTCAAACCTTCATTGCCAGTAAACTGACCTAACATACCTAAGCCTTGTTTAGCATTTCTGTATTGTGAACCAGATAGTCCTAATTCTTTAGCACCCAATCCACCTAATGATGTATTTCCTAAATCTAATAATCTTCCACCCTCTTTCCATCCTTGAGAGTATGAGTTACCAAAATTAAGCGCACCAGGATTAAATGAAGCTCCAAAACCTAAATCATAAGAGTTTGAATCAAAGAAATCATTATAAGCAGGTGCAGACTCAAAAGAATTTCCAAACAAACCACTGGTTGTTGATGAGTTTAACGATGGGTAGTCTGAGCTAGAACCACTAGAGAATGGATTTGTAAATGTTGGTAATGTTCTTGATGTTCCAGTATTAGGGTTATATGTTGGCGTACTTGTAACAGGTGAGCCATAACTATAATCTACAGTGCTACCTGTAGCGCTTGTATTAGGATAACCACTTGTATTAGTCACACCTTGACCAAAATTATTATCACCTAAAGATTGATTTGCAGATAAAGGATTACCTCCAAACAAATTAGTTAAAAAGTCTAAAGGATTTTGCGTTACAGTGCCTTGTGAAGATAACGAGGTATCTTGATAACTTCCATCAGGCGTTAAGCTTTCTTTAGAGAATTGACCAGGGTCAAATATAGCATCGGCATTCTGGAATGGAGTTAAAGGCATTTAACTACTCCTAGGTTAGGTCTAAGTCAATCGTACAAAACATATAAGCACCATCAGAAACACAACGAACCAAGTCAAACTTATTGTTTCCTGAAGTAATTGTAGGGTTGTTACCACCGTTAAAGCTGAAGTTAGAACTAAATGTTACATCATAAGCACCCTGGTTCTTAATGATAAAATCTGCTTTAGCACCAGCAGTCTGGTTAGAAATATCTAAAGTATATCCGTTACCCTGAACATTGATAATAAATGTCTCTGTATTTAATAGGTTAGCTGTTTGATTTGACGATAGAGATATAGTCTCTGAGGCTGTTGTATGTGCCTTAGTATATGTCTGTGGAGTATCTAATGTAACAACAGTTTCACCACCAACTGTAGCTGTCGTTGCTGTGAGTAAGTTACATACAAAGTTCTCACTTGCACTACCATTAACATCTGCTTTAGAGTTAACTGCGGTTCGTACTGCTGTAAATTCAGTATTGAAATCAGCACCTGATATTACTTTACCAGCGTCAGAATCAGCGAGTGCGTCTTTTCCAGACCAGCCTACTGCTATTGTATAATTACTCATCGTGTTTTCCCGTGTTTAAATAGTAAAGCTAATGATTGAAGGGAAGCTTTATACCCTTTAGTTACACCATCCATCTCAATTCTCAAATACTTGGCTGAACCTGATAAAGGTACTGAGTGTTCTTTCAATCCATGTATAGGAGCGTATTTATCACTTGTCCATGCAGCAGGTGAAGCTGAGGATGGATATTTAGCCACACCCCAAAGGGCAGGTACTCCACTTAAAGCAGGATTTAACTTAAATGTCGGTGATAATTTAGGTGATAGTTCAAAGTCTTTATATAGTCGTAATCCAATATCAGTTCCTTGACCACCAGATATAACCATAATCAATCGTTTTAATATAGAAGCTCTCTCTAAATCAGGACTTAATGACATCCATACTGTAGATAAACTACCAGTATAAGGATTTGATGTGTAAACACTTGAGCCATCGTAATCTACATCGTAATAACCCTCATAGCCAGCAACTCTACCTGTGTGCTGACCTACTAACAAACCATAATCTTCTGAATATATCAATGAAGCTGGGTGTCTATTATCAGCAAAAGTCCACTTAGTTACTCTTGGAGTTTGTTTATCTGCTGTTAAATACTGTAAGTCGAATACATAGGTTACATTTCTATCAACAAACGATAGTAAATACAAACCTTCAGCATAATAGTAAGCTGATTTAACATTTTTAGATGCTTTAATGTGGGCGATAATCTCATCTTTGACAGTAACGGACATCTCTTTTAATGGTAACTTATCAGATTCAGCTGTTCTTATTAGTGATTTAACACCTGTGTCAGATAAGAAATATAAATCATTACCAATAGCTTGAATAGAGTCTCTTGATATACAACCGATTCCTCTAATTACTTCATCTAAAGCCATATCTGTAGGTTCATCAGGAAAGTTATATAAAACTATATTTTCTTTTCCAAATATAGCTAGTTTTCCTGCATACGGATGGATGGCTACAATCTCATCATGCCCCCATACAGTCTTTAGGTCGATACCACCAGAAGAACCAGTTGACCATTTATGAGCGTCTAGTAAGTCAGAATAATATAATACATCCTTCTCTTCCGTTATACCACCAGCCCACACTCTACCGTAATAACCTAGACCACAAGAAGGGTCGAAGGTAGTTACTCCAGCAGGAGCTGTATAAGAAGCGTCATCTTTAATCTTGCCCCAACTACTTGATTCATAATGTAATATATCCAAACCACTTTGGAAGGCTATCAATTCATTATTAAAGTTCTGGAACTGCCAGTCTGAAACTGAACCACCTGTAGCGTACACATTAGTGAATACAAGGTCTTTATCCGTTAAATCTAGCTCATATATATTTCCTGATACAGCGCCAAATATCTTGTTAACAGTACCGTTATAATGCTCTACCATAGAGCCAATCTTAGCACCACCATTAAGAGACATTTGCTTTAAACCTTTACGGAAGGTAACTTTACCACCTTCTGTATATACAATATTATCAGCCTTAGTAAACCAAGTAGCGCCTAGTGCGGTAGGATTAGTTTGAGAGTCTAAACCATTAATACCAATAGTATCTAAAGGTACTACATTTAAGACCTTGCTGTTAATTGACATACCAGTCTCTTTCATACTCCATATTAGAGGCATCTAACTGAACAGCCATATTTAATGAGTCTCTAGCTTCGGCAGCAACACCTGATGAGATAGTACCACCATCTTCACCTCTTTCAGCAATAGATTTAGCCCAAGCCCCTAAGATAACAGGTTGTGATGGAGTTCTTAATATCTGTGCAGCCGTCTTTAGTTCTTTCTGTGCGCCTACGATATTAAATGAAATAGTTTGCACTCCTGTTGGAACAGGATATAAATCAACATTGAAATCAGGTTCTCTACCTACACCTGCTTGAGATACACCGTTTAAAGCATATTTTGTTGGTAATCCTTTTGATATACTAGATAATGGAAATGTAACATTGTTAATCCAGTCATTAGTAACTTGTTCTAATACTTGACCCGTATTTTGACAAATAACATCTAATACTTTAAAGGAAATACCAGCGCCTCTAGTAGCATCACCTAAAGTGTATTGCATATTACCATCTCTGGTTTTAATATTGAATGTTTCTCTTAGAGCTTGCCAGTCGTGATAAGACTCAACTTGTTTTTTAGAATCATTTACAAGTTCACCGATTAACTTTTGATAATCAGTTACAGTATTAGAGTCGTAAAGGTTGCCTGACCAATCTGAATCGATTGTATCTTCTCTTAATCTACGCAATACCGAATTAATAATTTCTCTGTATGTCATCTTATACTCCGTTTGACCACATTATAGTACATTTTTTCCATTAAAATCAATTAGTTACAACTACAGTCACACTTAGAATGTTCAGGTGCAGGGAACATCATATTACTACCTGTTTTAAACGCTTTGCCTGGAATCTCCATCATCTGTCCAAAAAAAGCATAAGTTGATATAGTTATCGTAACACCTATAGTAAAGAA